CATACCGCTGTTCTTTCAATCGGTCCAGCACTCCATACCCAAGCCCGCCCTCGTCAATCACCGTCATCGCCGGCTCGTACCGCTCAATCGCCTCGATGACGTGCCCCACTACCGTCATCGTGTCATCGCCCTGATACCTGTGCAACGCTACGATGTCGCGCCCACGGCGCACGGCAATCACCGTCGAATCCAGCCCGCTGCGTGCTGGGTCCACGCCCAGCACAATCGGCGCGTCGGGATCCTTCCACAGCGGGCGCGCCACCGCCTCGTCCACCAACGCTGGCGCAATAAACTGGTCCGCCCCCGACGACGGAAACTGCCCGTACACCTCGACCCTGGCCTCGCGTGAGTCCTCGCCGTATTCCGCGATGATCGCTTCGTAGACACCCTTGTCCGTGTCCTCCACAGCCCTGGCGTCCACCTGCAGGTTCTGCCAGAAAGCTCGCTTGGCGTGAAAGCACTCGAAGAAATACCCCGTGTTCCGCCGCGGGTTCGAGAACGCCAGCCAGAACCGGTGCGGCGTGTTCTCCGTGAAAAACCCCGCAGCCACAGACCAGATCGCATCCGGGATGCCCGACGCCTCGTCAAACACCACCATCATGCCGTCGTCGTTGTGAGGCCCAGCGTACCCGTCCGGGTTCTCCTCGCTCCAGAGCTTCCCCTCCGCGCCCCAGTACCGCGTGCCCTTCTTCAGATCACGCTCCACCAGGTCCGTCAGCCACTTCGCCGGCACGATCCGCGTCGCACTGATTTCCCACCAGTGTGAGTGAATCAGCATCGCCAGCCATTTCGTCACCTCGGCCCAAGTCACGCTGCGCAACTGCGATTCGCTGTTCGCTGAGACGATCACGCTGCTGCCAATCCGCGTCGAGAGCATCCAGAGCACCAGCCAACTAACCAGCGCAGACTTCCCGATCCCGCGCCCCGACGCCACCGCCAGGCGCATCACCTCGTACAGATCCCGCGCGCCGTTCTCGCGTACGTGATCCCGGATCTGCCGCAGCACATCGCGCTGCCAGCGCCTCGGCCCCGTGCGCTTCGCCAGCGGCGTGCCCGCCTGCCCCCAGGGAAATACAAACATCACCCACGCCTCGGGGTCGTCCCGCAGTGCAGGCGACCACATCCGAGCCATCAGGGCCTGCTCGTCGGCCGGACTGTATTTTATCGACTGCATGGTCTATATCGGCGCGTATTGGCTCATATCGCAGCTATACCGTTTCCCAGCGAAATTTGGCCTGCCCAACCACCGACTGCCATTCGCGGCCCGGGCGGTTCATCCAGCCAGTTCCGTCGCTTTCCTTGGTCTGCGCGACAACCTTCCACCCAGCACCGCGCAGCGACGCACCAGACTCCGACTGCAGCGTGTACGTTACCATCTTCCGCCAGCCCAGCGCACGCGCAGCCTGCCAGCAGCGTCCGTACAGAAACGAACACGCATTGCGAGGCGCATCATCCAGTACGCAGCAGCGCGTCACTTCCAGCGTCTGGCCGTCATCCAGCATCCGCGCCACAGGGCGGCCCACAATCGCCACACCAACCAACGCGCTGCCATCACTGATGTCAACCGCAAACACGCCACCCTGCGGCGCCTTGTTGTGCCTGTGGAAATTGTCCACAAACTCTTTCGCTTCCGTCAGCGTCATCGGCACGGCGGTCAGCGTCATTTACACCGTTTCCCCCAGCGTCTCCCGCGCCAGCGGCAATACTCGCGGAGCAATATCCACCACATCCTCCGCAGCAATACGCTCCACGCGTTTCTGGGCTTCTTCCAGGGCCACAGTAATCGATATCTGCGCCGAGCCCTGCACCTCGACTTTCTGGGTGGCAACCCAATCGTGGCGGTGCTTCAGAAACTCCAGCGCAGCCTTACTATCCCCAGCCTGCGCGGCATCGAATACTACCCGGGACATTTCCATCTCGCTGTCGGCGCGGCCTTTCATCTCGGCAATATCTGCTATCGGGTCCATTATCTTCAGGCGCGCAAACTCAGCCGGCAGCATACCTGCCGCCAGTGCAAGAGATTCTCCACGTAAACCCAAGCGAGCGGCATCGTATATGCGCTCCAGTATCTCAGGCGTGGCCTTCAGTTCTCTGGCGCGGATGGGGAGATCGCGGAACATCCGCGAAGTGTAGTGCAAAAAAAATTCCGTGCGGGGGCTCCGCATACGAACACCGTCGACCCTCCATCGTTGGTGTACCCCCCGCCTGGTCGTCAGCACACTGATCATCCTCGAGCCGATCGTCAGCATACTGACGATGCGCATGCACCCGGCCTGGCCTGCGCCATGCTGCAGCGCAGCACGTGCCGGCAGGGCGAGCGCAGCGCTGGGAACCGGCTCGAGTGCAAGTGAGTGTTTACTAACGTGTCAACGCAGGTTGACGCGCATCGCGTAACGCCGGCTAGACGCGTGGCAAGTGTGGCAAGTGTGGCAGTTGCCACCGGGGTCGCTAAGCGCGCGCCGACGGACTGCCATGACTGCCACGGTTGGTTTGTGGGTAGTGTGGCAATTGTGGCAGTTGCCACGCTATTTAATACCCCAGAATGGTATAAGCAATTAGGGTTTAGTGTTCCATTGCCACAATTGCCACTAAGAGGGTAAAGCTCTGCCACCCGTTTAGCCACTGACCCACACACACCGGCACCACGCCCCGAAAGCCCCCACACTGCGCTGGGTTGTAAGTTTCGCGTCAGGAAAGCCGCCGACACTGTCTCTGTCGCGCCGATGGTCGGCGCGGAACAGGAGAGAGAGATGACGACGACGACCCCGACGACCCTGAACCAGAGCCAGCAGCGCGAGGTGTCGCGCGTGCTGGCCTACCTGCCGCACCTGGGAGCTGACTACGCTGCGCGCGCGCTGTCGGCTCTGCACCGGTCGGCGCTGCGTGCGTCGCAGCAGCGCGAGCTGCTGGCCATCGGTCTGGCCTACGGGCTGGTGTCGCGCGACGAGTGGAAGTGATAACCACGGGCCTACGGGCCCGGTAATAGGAGTGATGATGATGCACCGTATGACCGAAAAGCAGCTTGCGCACGCGCGGATGGTGAACGAGCGCGCCGCTGATGTTGTGGCCGATTATGTGGCGCGCCGGCAGCATATGACTGTCGCTGATGCCGTTGAAGCTGTCGCAGCGCACTGGGATATAAGCCCCGAAGGTTTTGCCGGATATTTGCGTTCGCGCGTACCCGCAGATTCTGATGCTCTGCAGGCCATGATATACCTGCCGCCGATGCCTCTTAGCGGGCACGATTACTGGCAATGACCCCGAGTTATAGCCCCGCGTGCGGGGTTATGGCGCGCGGTTTGCGCGGATAACAGAAGGAGTGATGACGATGAAGACGACGATGGATTTCGCCCGCATGAGCCTGCGCGAACTTGCCGAATGGGTTGCGCTGAACAACGACGGCCTGTATGACACCGGGGAGTTTCCCTCAATTGACGACCTGGACGACGACGAAGAGGCCGCCGCCCGCGAGGAATACGAAGCAATGGCCGAAGACATCTTTTACGCTCGCGCCCTCGGCCCTTGTGGCCGATAAGGAGAACGACGATGCGATACATCGGAAATGCGTTTTCCCTCGGCATGGTGCCGAGACACCTGCTCGGCGCCGTGCGCCTGTCGGCGTGCGACCGGCCCGACACTGCCGGCCTGGTGTCCTGCGTCGGTCACGCCGACACGGCGGCCGTCCTGGGCGTGCCGATGGCACGCATAAGCGTGACCCTGCAGGCCGGTGACGTCCTGTACGTGGCCCAGTTGCGCGGTGGGCGCCTGCCTGAGGGTTGCGTGACCCTGCCCGAGGGTTTCGGGTTCGATTGGATCCGCGTGGAGTTATCGGAATGAGACACTGGGCCGAACCCTCGGCCCCCTCGCAGGAGGGGGAAGCACGCTACCAGCGCGCGGTAGCGTCCGGCCTGTCACGGGCCGATTTTGAGGCCGCAGAGGCCGTGCAGGCTCGCGCTGCCGATGCGGCCATGAATGCCCGCATCGACGCGGCCCGAGCCAAAGGCGAAATTGACGCGGCGCGCTGGGACGCGATCTACCGCGCGGCCGTCTGCGCTGCGGCGCAGGCCATCGCCGCGCGAGATTGGACCGCGAAGCGTCAAGCCCTAGCCGTGGCCGATCAGGCCGACGCCGCCCGCCAGCCGCTGATGGCGGCCCTGTTCGGCCAGCCGAAAGAGATCCCCGCACAGTATGCGGCCTTGGAGCGTGTTGGCGCGACGCTGACGCGCGAGGATTCATCGGCTGCCTTGCGGGTGATCGCTGCCGACCGCGCTGCAATGCGTGCGCAGCGTAAGCCTGGCGTCAGGTAACGCGCCGACACTGACCGCGCCGGCCGATGCCGGCTCACCTGGAGACACCGATGCACGATATCCCCCTGACCCTCGCCGATGCCCTGTTCGCATGCGTGCTGGGGCTCGCCCTGGGCGCCCTGGTGGCGCTCGGACTCTGACACTGACGAAAGGAGAGAAGACCATGTTTTACGCTGCAATATCCGGAAACGACATCATCGGCTATCGCGAGCCGCTGACTGCTCAGACCCTAACCGGCGCCAAGCGCCAAGCCTGGCGGCGCTTCCGCTCGGGATACCGGCACCACACAATTTACGTCGGTGAGCTGCTGGACGCCGGCACGCGTTATGAGCGCGGCATCGCTATAGCTACGCGCGACATCAGCAGCAAGCGCTGGCGCGATCTGCCCTGACGCATCCGCCGAGCCCCCGACGGGGGTTCTGGGATGCGCCACGGTGGCGCAGACACAGGAGAGAGAAGATGACGACGACCCCCGAGAAGATCCACGTTGGCCGCTTGGTGCGGTTTTCTGCCGGCTACGGCGGCATTGACGGCACCGGCGCCATTGTGGCCGTGCGCGGCACGGTCAACATGCAGCCGGCGCAGCGCATCGGCATCTTGCGCGTGATCCGCGCCGACGACTGCGTGGTTGATGTAATTCTGTTCGATGGCCGTATGCTGCGCGGCATCGAGCAATGCGGCATCGACGCCCCCGGAATCGGCATCAAGCTGCTGGACGACGTGCTTGATGACGTTTCGCACCTGCCGGCACTGGTGGCCGAGCGTGAAGCTGCCGAAGCCATCGCTACCGCAAAAGCCCGCGCAGAGTTCGAAGCTGCCGAAGCTGCGCGCGTGATCACGGATGCGCCGCTGTTCTACTGGAACGGGATCAAGGATCACCGGGGCGCGAAGTTGCAAAAGGTGTTTTACAGCCTAGGCAACCTGCGCAATCATCCCGACGCCGCGATTACGATTTACGGGCGCGGGTATGAGGGCTTCAGCGCGAAGGTGCGCGAGTGCTTCGCAGTGCAAAACGACACCGATACGCAGGTCGATTATTTCGACAAAGACCGTATCCGCGTCATTCCCTCGCATCCGCTGTATGCCGCCGTCAAGGCCGCGCACGATGCCAACGCCGAGCGCAACGCCAAGCGCTACGGGCGCGCTGCGGCATGACCCCCACCCCCGACACCCCCGCAGAGCCCCTACGCGGGCCTGTGTGGCCGTTTCCGCCCGCGCTGCTGGACTACCCCAGCCAGCCGCCCTGCGCGCGCCCTGTGGGCCGCGTAATCCCGCCGGCCGATGCTGAGCCGGCTCTGTTTTGAGGAGCAACGAAGATGCACACACTTGGACCCTGGACCGCGACCCTCGGCGACGAGATAATGGGCGCCCCGGTATGGTGGCTGATTGAAGGCGCTGACGGCGTCGTCTGCGAGGCGCTGTATGCCAGCAACGACGATGCCCGCCTGATCGCTGCCGCCCCCCAGCTACTCAGCGCCCTGCAGCGCCTGACGCATCCTGCAACCGATGACGACGACCTAGCCTATGCGCTGGACGTTATCCGGGTCGCCACGGGTGCGCCGTGATCCTGGCGCTGTTGGCAATCCTGCTGGCGCTGCTGCTGGCGGTCCTGTTGGACCTATAATCGCGCGGTCCTTCGGGACCGTTGTCTCCTCCTGCGGGCTTGCGCCCGTTGCCCCGGGCGTTAAAGCATTCTGCCCGGGGCTTTTTTCTGAGGCACAACGATGCTGATCATCACCCACTGCGACGCGCCGCCCAATCTGCGCGCTGCCGGAATCGCTGCCGCTGAACGGTTTTTCGCAGAATCCGGCGCCGACCCAATCGCCGCTTGGCGGGCCGCTGAAAACGTCAGTTTCGGCCATCCGTATGACCGCGACGCCCTGCGCGCGTGGTACACGGCCGAAGACGCTGCCGTTTTGGCCATGTACGGGCGCTGGCGCCACGCCCCCGCTGCCGTCGCGCTGGAGTGGCGCCCGGAACCGGCAGGGGCGATCAGACCACGCGCCGCATCGGCGTCGGCATAGACGCTAGATGCGTCTCGGTCGCGTCGCGCGCGTCCGATTTCGTCCCGCGCCAGTCCGGCGACGCCCAGCAATGGCGCGCGGTCTGGTGGGCGCGCGATTTACACATGCCCAGGTCTTGCCACCGCGCCTCTGCTAGCGCATGCTGCAGGGCCTGCAGGTTCAGCCTAATATGCTGCGGCGCCTGATTCTGCAAGCGGTCCACCAGTGGCTGCCACGGGCCGCTGATCAGGCCGAGTCGGAATTCGTCGATGCGCTTCTCGATGCGGTCCACCAGCCACGATTCCGCGCCGCTGCGGCTGGTAGCCACCATGATCTGTTTCGCCTCGGTCCACGGCGGCGTGGCCCCGGGCGCGAAACGTGAAACGTCACGCTGCCGCAGATACAGCGCCCCGGCTTGCAGTCCGCC